TCAGCGTTTCTTGTTCGACTGCGAAAGGACGGAGCCCGCCAACGATTTTGTGGTGTCGTTGTATTTGGAACTGTCCAGCACCTGCGAAGCCTTGTCCTCCATTGCCGCGCCTGTCTGATGGGATGCCTGGAGCTGGGCCAATGCCGACCCTGCCAGTGACTTTTGAATTTGAGAAGCATTCTCGTCCCGTAAAATGCCCGCCGCCAAACTTCCGATGTCCTGCGATGTCTTCTTGGTGTTCATAGTGATTTTCTCCTATGTTTTGCTTACGGCAAGACCATCCTGCCGCTTTAATCATCATATCCTTTGACGCTGGGGAAGCTGGCGTCTCCATAGCGGATGATTCCGGAGTTGTCCTGCCCGGCCTTCCACATGATCTGAAGTTCCTTATGCTCCGCCTTGCCGTTTTCATCTTTTGCTTTGAGGATGCTCCGCACGGTTGTTTTCGCACAGCCGACTTCGTCCGCGATCAGCTGCAAGGTCAGCCGCTTGTATTCCTCCCCTCGTTTTCCCGCCCCCTGCGTGTAAAAATAATAGGCGCTCTTCAAATACTCGTAAACCGCCTTTTTAACTTGCGCCACATACTTGCTCCGGTCTCCCGCGTTGGCTTTACGCTTTTCCGGCTTCGGGATTCCGCCAAGCATCAGATCCATGCTTTCGCGGTTGACAACGAGACCGGTCGATTCCATTGCCATGATGTCGGCGACGCAAAATATCTTGTCCGCCGGGAAGTGATCCGAGGCGCGATGATTCGATGAGCCGACGATCAGCACCGCCCTGCTGCTGTCCCTGGGTAACTTTTCATAGATCGAATCCGCATCGGAAGTCATGCGCAACGCGAAATAGGCATCGCGCGGCTGACCGCCGAGATGGTGCGCCGTCTGGCCGAGCTTCCACAGTTTCGCCGGAATCAGCTCCTGCGGAAGCCCCTTGCATTCCAGCAGTCCAGACAAAACGGCGGCAAGGGCTTCTCCGCTGAAGTTCCAATAGCGCAGCTCCTCTTTCTCAAGGAAACGGATATGGCCGGTGCGGGAGCACATAATATATGGCTTCCCGGCCTTGTCGTATTCGATCTCTTCAAGGTCGCCGCCATCGCAGGAGCATTGCGCTTTCGTCCGGATCGCCGCGACCGGATAGAGAATTTTCCTATCCCTCCAGTATGAGGCAAATCCCTGAACCGCGCTCCACGGGAACTCCGGGCGTTCGGCGTTGAGCCATTCAGACAGCTTTTGCAATTCGCTCTTCGACGACTTCATCTTCGGCGATCACTCCCCATTTCGTGAATATTGTTTGCAACTGTTCGCGGTATGCCTCGTTCTTGGAAAACAAGTCGGTCTGCGACCGGGAAAACGTCACCGAAATATCCCTCGCGTGTTTGTGCTTCGGCGTCAACTTGAGCTTGAACTTGATTCTGTGAACGACCATAATGGCGCGAGGCGACGATTCCGCCGGAACCCGTTTTTCAAGGCTGTCGTAAACATTGCCCTCGGCCAGCTTGAACGTCATCCGCTCCTTGCCGGTTCCGTCGAGATCGACGTCAAGGAAGGAAACGTCCAGCGACGCCACGTCTTCCATGAGTTCCGGGGGAAGCGCCGATGTCTCCCGATACTTGAACGAATCAATGTCATAGGCGCTCTTTTCAAAGCAGGCATCGTCGAGTCGGGTGTCCCGCATGACATCGGCCCAGATTTGGCAGAGCGTGACGCGGTGCTCCCTGAACAATCCCTTCGCCCGTATCCGCAGCTCGTTTTTCGCGTAATTGTAAACGAATACGATTTCATAACTGGTGGGGTCGCGCAGCCATTCGCATACTTGCCCGTGCCATTGCGGCGTCATCTTCTGATGGTTGTTCAGATAGAGGAAGAAGCATTCCTCGCCTCTGTCTTCGCGGTCGAAGTATTCAAGCATGCACAACTTGCCGCGCCCCTCGAGGTCGTAGATGAATTTGCTGACGGACGTTTCGAGACGGCGCTTGCGCCCGTCCTCGTAATCAAGTTTCCCGGCTCCGCCGTTATACAGCTTGCAGGGAAACCAGAATCGTTCGGCAATCGGATCGATGTCCGAGAAGCGGGAAAGCTTTCGCTTGTCCTCCTCGGAGCCGTGAAGCATGAGCCACATCGTCTGATCGGGCAAGGTCCATTCGGAAAAATCATCCGGGGGAGTCAATCCGGCCTGCTTGATGATAGTGTGGAGCGTCGTTCCGTTGCTGCGGTCGGACGCGATGTCGAACAGTTCGTTCAGTTCGCCTTGCATCGTCTGCTGGATATCATCCGGCAAGGCCTTGTATGCCCAGAACAGCGTCTCGACGTTTCTCGTCCCGACGCTCTCCCAATCAATTTCGGCTCCGGGGGCCTTCTGATTGAAATACTCCCGGAGCAGCTCTTTCCCGACAGAGCGGAAAACCTTTTTAATGTTGTATTCAGCCATTGCAAACCATCCTTCCATTGCTTGTTATTGTTGTTTAGCTAAATCTCAATATCGCAAATCAAAAGAACGCCGCAACGGCAAAAGCCGTCCGGCCTTGTTAAAACAAGCTGGGCTGTGGCTCCCCGAACTCGACCAGCTTCAACGCTTCGAGCCGATACTGCATGCTTTCCGCCGAAACGTTGAATATCGCGGCGAACTCCTTCACAATGGTGGGACGGACCGAATCCGGATAAAGCGTGTCCTTGGTCAGCTCCCGCATCTCGTCAAAAACATTTTCCGGCCCGTGATCGGGGCCGAACTTCTTTTCCCATTCCGCGAGAATCAGCTGCTTCGGCATCAGAAGGAAGCCGGAAAACATGTCGGACTGCTTCTCTTTCGGTTCCTTGCAGCTTGAACGGTAGACGGAGAACTGCTTCGGTTCGTTGTCCGCCCAGAGGTCGTCGGCTTTGAGACGGGCCAAAACCTCGGGAAGATGCAAACAGATGTGTCCGACCTCGTGTCCAAGCGTAAACCGGTAGCGGTTTTCTTTTTCCTGGTGATAATAGGGATAGATGCTCTCGTCGACGCCGATCTTGATTGTTCCATCCCGGTAAACGGTGGATTCGGCAAGCACGTCGTCACTGTGAAATTTTCCCCGCAGATCCCCGGCTTCCGGAATGATCTCATAAACGATCTCAAGAAGGTCTTCTATCTGAATCGGACAGCTCAACGCGCGTTCGCTTTTTCGTTCGAACGCTTGCAATACCGCGATTGCCTCATTTTCAATATGCTGTGCCGGAATGAACGCCATTATTTACCCTCTTTATCCTTATCCTGCTCGGAAAGAGCATCCATATACCCGCGCAGTTTATCAAGCTTCTCTTTGGACATGCCGCTTGCCGTGCGCAGGAACGAGGCCATCTCAACCGGCTTATCCACAATGATCTTGTTCAGATCCGGACTGACCTTTTTCCCCAAGGCAAGAAGTTCATCTTCATTTGTATCCAGCAAATTGGCGATTTTCATGATAAGATCCGCGCCGGCAGGCATGTCGCCGGTTTCGATCTTGCTCAAATAGGTCGGACTGATGCCCAAGGTAATGGAAAACTGCCGTCCCGTGAAATTCGGGTCGGTCTTCCGTTTCTCTTCTCTCAATTGGCGAATTCTGTTGCCAAGTTCTTTACTGCCGCCAGCCATCACATACCTCCGATGCGGGATAGAAATTCATGTTTTTTTGTCATGTTGATATTATACTCTACATTTTATGCTTTTACAAGCTGTTTTTCTAAAAAATAATAAATATGTGGCAGTAAAACAGGGGCTCCGGGAAAGAAACTTGACAGAATCGTCAACAGGAGTCCGTCAAGAATGAAAACAAACCAGGAGCCGCCGGACAACATCCGGCTCGCGGTGCGGCTTATAGCGGCCGCATTGCGCAGAAACAGCCATAAAGAACTGGCTATAAAGCATGAAGCACGCTTATATACAGCGCGACCAGAAAGGAATCAAAAAATATGACGAAAAAATCAGTTACCGCAAGAATTATGGAGCTGGAGACGATGGAGATGCCCGAGCTCCGCAGGGCGTTTCAAGATGTCTTCGGGTATGAAACCAAATGTGACCGGGCGGATGCCATTCGCCGCCGTCTCGCCTACCGGATTCAGGAAATCGAATTCGGAGGCTTGGACAAGCAGGACGAGGAAGCGTTGAAGCGGATCGCCGACAACGATCCGGCGGCGAACGGCAAGGGAATGCCGCGGAGCAGCAAGAAACTGCTTCCCGGAACGCGGCTTTTCCGCGAGTACCGGGGAAAGCGCTATGTGGTAACGGTCGCGCCAAAGGCGGGTTATGAGTTCGAAGGAAGGCCGTACCGGTCTTTGTCGGCCATCGCCACCGAAATCACCGGAACGCATTGGAACGGCAAACTCTTCTTCGGGGTGAAATGATGGGCGAGGCGATAAAAAGATGCGCGATCTACACCCGGAAGAGCCACGAGGAAGGCCTTGAGCAGGAATTCAACTCGCTCGACGCCCAGCGGCTTTCGGCGGAAAACTATATAAGCAGTCAGCAGTTCAACGGCTGGCGGCTGATCGAGAAGCGCTATGACGACGGCGGCTTCTCCGGCGGCAACACCGAACGCCCCGCGCTCAAGGAGTTGCTTGCCGACATAAAGGCGGGCAAGATCGACGTAGTGGTCGTTTACAAAATCGACCGTCTGTCGCGTTCGCTGATCGACTTCGCCGAACTTCAGACCACATTCGAAAAGTACAATACGAGCTTCGTCTCCGTGACCCAGCAGATCGACACCAGCGGTTCGACCGGAAGAATGATGCTGAACATCCTGATGACCTTCGCGCAATACGAACGGGAGATTATCGCCGAACGCATCCGCGACAAGATGTCCGCCACCCGGCGGCAGGGGAAATACATCGGTGGAGTAAGCCCGTTCGGCTACAAGGCGGAAAACAAGCACCTGCAAATCCAGCCGGAGGAGGCGAAGGCCGTGAAACAGGTTTTCCGCCGCTATCTCGAAACGCAGTCGCCGAAATTGATCGCCGCAGAGCTCAACGCCGAAAAGCTGACGACGCGGCAGGGGAAGGAATGGCGCATCAGCCACATCTACCGGATGCTGAACGCCCGTATTTATGCGGGCGACATCGCCTACAAGGGCGAGGTGTTCAAAGGCGAGCATGAAGCGATTATAAGCCGCGAGGTGTGGAACGAGGCGCAGGAACTGCTTGCGGACAACAACCCGATGAAAGGCAAACGCCGGGATCATAACGGGACGCTCTCGCTGTTGAAGGGAATCATCCGCTGCGGACACTGCGGCGGCGCGATGCTGCCGAACCATACGACCTTCCGCGATGGCCGACATTACTATTACTACCTGTGCTCGCAGGATCTCAAGCGGGCGAAACACCAGTGTCCGGTGCATCGGATACCCGGAGGCGACATTGAAAAGCTGGTCATGGACGAAGTGGCCGCGATTTTCAAATCGGAACAGTTCATCGAGATGCTTGCCAAGGAGTCCGGCTTGAACCGCGACGAGATCGCGGCACGCTTCTCCGGCGTCTCGGGTCTGTGGGACACCCTGTTCCCCCTGGAACGGAAACGTCTGCTGCAGCTGATGGTGGAAAAGGTGTCGGTGTTTCAAGGACATGTCGAGTTGGATATAAAAACCTCCGGCATGAAACTGCTGGTCAAGGAGCTTGAAAATGAGCGTATACAAGTTGCTGGAGAACGGTGACATCAAGGTGGTGGTCGAGATAAGCCTCTGCCGCCAGTCCGGACGGAAGATGGTTCTGGACGCCGCCGGAGCCAATATTGACATTGTGGTGGTGACCGCTTTCGCGCGGGCCAGACGCTGGCAGGAGATGATCGACAGAGGACGCTTCGGAAACATCTCCGAATTGGCGTCGAAACTCGGACTCGACCAGTCCTACGTCGCCCGCATTATCCGGCTGAACAGCGTCTCTCCCAAAATCGTCAGCAGCTTCATCCGCGGCAAAGCGCCGTCCGGACTGTCGCTGACCCAGCTGATCAAAACGCTTCCCGTCTCATGGGAGGAGCAGGAGAAGAAGCTCGGATTCTGACAGCCGTCCCGCCATAAAAACGACAGCCGCCCGCCCCTGATATCCAGGGGCTTTTTTTTGCCCGGATTTCCTGTTCGCGTTTCGTTTGCGTCGAAATATCGAAACGAAACATGACCGGATATCAATCCGCAAGCACCTAAGAACAAAGATATAGCGACAAAGTTTCCAGTTTCTTCGATGGGAAAGCGAAACACCCGCCGGTTTCCGAGGACAGCGCACAAGGCACTGCCCCGCGAAAACCGAAACGGGAGCTTTTTCCATGCAGAACACCACCAACGAAGAACGGGGACTTTCCGGAGTCCCGGCCGAGCCGATCACCGAGGAAGTACGCAAGCACATCGAAGCGGTGGCCGCGTCGATGATCGGGAAATCCAACCTCCGCGAATGCGATTATGACGACCTCTGCCAGGACTTGACTTTGCAGATCGTCGCCGCGTTTCCGTCGTTCGATCCGCGACGCGGAACTTATTACACGTTCGCCCAGGCGGTCGTCAGCCGCAACCGCGACAAAATCTTCCGCCGCCGCATCCGGCACGGCCTCGACACCGCGACCGTGTCCATCGACATCACGATGTCTTCGGATGGCGAATCGCGCCTCTCCGCTATCGACGAGTATGACGCCGCCGAGGCGCGGGCGAAGGAAGCGCGGGAGAACCTTGCCGAGCTGGTTCGGGCCGCCATGGACGGAATGACCGAAACCGAACGGGCCATATGCGAACTCCTGATGGACGGACTCCGCCATGTCGAAGTCATGAGGCGGCTCGGAATCCCGGAACGCACCTACTTCAGCCGAGTCAAGGGCATCCGGGCGAAATTCAAAAAGTCGGAACTTTTTTGAAATCCCGCAGCAGTAAAACGCCTCCGCCGGGAAAGAAACTTGGCAGAGGCAAGAACATCAACCTTAAAAGGATGACATCATGAACATCAGAGATTTTATTCTCGACATTCCGGCGGAGGAATATCACGCCGCGTCGAGAGCCGGGGAGTTCCTCGGCAGCCATCTGCTGGGAGACTTCCGCGCTTGTCCGCAACTCTACCATCAGAAGATGCAGGGCAAAATCGCGGAGCCGGAATCCCAGGCGTTTCTGCTCGGACGCGCCGCCCACGCCCTCATTCTGCAGAGGCGCACCGCCTTCGACGCCGAATTCATCGTGTCGGACGGACCGACCAATCCGAAAACCGGCAGTCCTTACGGACGCAATACCAAGGCGTTCGCCGAATGGGCGGACTCGCAATCCAGAGAGGTCGTCTCCGGCGAGGAGTTCGGCTTCCTGGTCAAGTTGCAGACCTCGGTGTGGCTCCACGCGGAGGCCTCGGAACTGCTGAACAACGGAGTCGCCGAGGGAACGGTCCGCGCCGGATACTGCGGCGAGCCGTGCCAGATCCGTATGGACTTCTTCAACGAGCGGCACGGCATCGTCGATCTGAAAACCTGCGACGACCTCCGCTGGTTCGAGTCCGACTTCAAACGTTACGGCTACGGCTACCAACTGGCGTTCTACCGCGCCGTGCTCCGCGAACGCATCGGGCAAAACATGCCCTGCTATGTCATCGCGGTCGAAAAACGCGAACCCTACCGCTGCGGCGTATGGAAGATCTCCGACGAGGCTCTGAACTTCGCCGAAATGGAAAACGCCGCCGCCATCGAACGCCTCCGCGAATGCCGCCGCACGGCAGTCTGGCCGACCGGCTTCGAGGAAATCCGAATCATCGACAACATCTGACAGAAAGGATAAAGAAAATGTCACTGCTCGAAAACATTCAGTCCGGACGGGAGAGCCGTCCGCCCCGCCTCATGGTCTACGGAAGCGAAGGCGTCGGGAAAAGCACCTTCGGAGCTTCCGCGCCGAATCCGATCTTCATCCAGACCGAGGACGGCCTGGGCGAAATCCACTGCCGCAAGTTTCCCCTGGCGAAAACCTTCGACGAGGTCGTAGCCGAACTGACCGCGCTCCGCGACGAGAAGCACGAATTCCAGACGGCGGTCATCGACAGCCTCGACTGGCTGGAGCGTCTGATTTTCGACGACGTGTGCCGCGAGTTCGGCGTCCGTTCCATCGAGAAGGCCGACGGCGGATACGGCAAGGGATACGTCCACGCGCTGACGAGATGGCGCAAGGTCATCGCGTTGCTGAACGAACTCCGCGAACGCCGCAACATGCTGGCGATCCTGATCGCCCACGCGAAAGTCGAGCGTTTTGAGGACCCGGAAAATTCCGCCTACGACCGCTACACGCCGCGTCTGCACAAACACGCCGCGAGCCTCGTCTCGGAATGGGTGGACGCGGTGTTCTTCGCCACCAGGCGTTACCGGGTGCAGAAGGAAAGCGCCGGATTCAGCGGCGAACGCGGCATCGCCTCCCCCATCGGCGCGGACGGCGGCGAACGCATCCTCCGCACCAACGGAAGTCCGGCCTGCGTCGCCAAGAACCGCTACCGGCTCCCGGCGGAAATCGCGTTCTCGTGGAACGCCTTCGTCGAAGCCCTGAAGAAAGGACAGGCCAATGAGTAAATGCGGACAAAAAACCGAAGTGTACAGCCGGGTCTGCGGATATTTCCGCCCGGTCGCCAACTGGAATCGCGGCAAGCGCCAGGAATTCGCGGACAGAAAGGTTTTCAAGGTGAAGCAAAATGCCGGATAAAGTCATCACGCTCGAATATCAGATTCCCTGCGACCGTTGCGGATTCCCGATGAAGCCGGGAACGAAATGCCTCGTCAAAATGGACGAGAAGCACGGGAAAGCCTACTTCGTCCACATCCAATGTCCCAGTGCGCCTGCGGTCGCGGCGCACCGCACGCCGCATCCGGTAAAACCCGTTTTCAACCACGCGTTCGCAATCGCGTAACACAACAGGAGAAACACATCATGGCAATCTTGAATTTCAACGCGAACTCCGTCGATCCCGCAAGCGTCTTCGAAGCGATTCCGGCGGGCAAGTATCAGGCCGTCATCAGCGATTCGACGATGAAGCCGACCAAGTCCGGCTCCGGGCAGTATCTCGAACTCGCCTTCGACATCATCGAGGGGGAGTTCAAGGACCGCAAGCTGTGGAGCCGTCTGAATCTCGAAAACCCGAATCCGAAGGCGGTCGAAATCGCCATGCGCGAACTGTCGGCGATCTGCCACGCAGTGGGCGTCCTGGAGCCGCGCGACTCTACCGAGCTTCACAACCTGCCGCTCACCGTCAGCGTCCGCTGCTCCAAAAATCCCGACACCGGCGAGCCGACCAACGAGATCAAGGGCTACGCCGCCCCCGCCGGAGCCACCGCGGTTCGGAAGGCGCAGAGTCCGGCGACGAACGCCGCTCCGCCCTGGGCGCGCTGATGGAATGCGAGTTCGAGCTTCCGTGGCCGCCGAGCGTGAATCACTACTACCGCCATGTCGGGCCGCGCGTGCTGATCAGTCGCGACGGACGCGACTATCGGGAAAAGGTGGTCGCCAAGCTGACGGCGATGAAGCTGAAAACGTTCGGGGGCGCGGTGGAACTCCACGCGGAGTTCTATCCGCCGGACAAGCGCCGCCGCGACCTCGACAATCTCCTCAAATGCGCCTTGGACACGCTGCAGCACGCGGGGCTGTTCAAGGACGATTCGCAGATCGCGCGGATCAACGCGGTCAGACACGAACCCATGCCTCCCGACGGGATGGCCTACATAAGGATCAGAGATTATGCCGTTTCAGAATAGTTGCGCCCGCCGTCAAATCGTGCAGGACTACCTCGCCGGACTTGAGAACGAAACCGTCCGGCTCGTCTGCTACATGTTCACCCGAGGCTACCCGGACGGAATCATCCGCCGCGACCTTCGCCTGAGCCGTCCGCGTTTCCGCGAAATCCGGGCCGAGATTGCGCAGGGGCTGCTCGACGCCGGAATCATCCTCCGGGGAGAATGAACCATGCAGCTTCGACCGTATCAGCAGGCCGCGGTCGACGCTGTTTACCGGCATCTCCGCGACCGCGACGACAATCCCTGCGTGGTGGTTCCGACCGCCGGAGGCAAGACGCCGATTCTGGCGACCATCGTCCGCGACGCCCTGTGCCGCTGGCAAGGCCGGGTGCTGATTCTGTCGCACGTCCGAGAACTGCTCCAGCAGGCGGTGGACAAGATCACGACGATCTTTCCCGATTGCGACATCGGCGTCTACTCTTCCGGGCTGAACAGCCGGGAGACGCAGAAACAATGCATCGTCGCCGGAATTCAGTCGGTCTACCGCCGGGCAAGCGAACTGGGAAAGTTCGACCTCGTCATCGTCGACGAAGCGCATCTCATCCCGATCAACGGCGAAGGGATGTACCGGAAGTTCCTCGCGGAGATGAGGGAGATCAATCCTATCGTCCGGGTGATCGGCCTTACTGCGACGCCCTACCGGATGAGCACCGGGACGATCTGCGCGCCGGACAACATCCTCAACGAGGTGTGCTTCGAGGTCGGCATCAAGGAACTGATGCGGGACGGATATCTCTGCAAGCTCCGCAGCAAATCGACGCGGCATGTCGTCGACACCGATGGACTTCACATTCGTGGCGGCGAGTTCGTGGACAGCGAAGCCGAGGAGCTGATGGACCGGAAAGAGCTGGTGGAATCGGCCTGCGCCGAGATCGCCGGATATGTGAGAGACCGGAAATCGGTTCTGGTGTTCTGCTGCGGCGTCAGACACGCGAAAAACGTGCTGGCGGAACTGCGGAAGTTCAGCGATTCCGCCGAGGCGGTCTTCGGCGACACGCTGCCCGGCTTCCGCGAGGAATGCCTGGAAAACTTCAAAGCCGGACGGATCAAGTATCTCGTCAACGTCGGCGTGCTGACAACCGGCTTCGACGCGCCGAACGTGGACTGCGTGGTGCTTCTGCGTCCGACCGCTTCGCCCGGCCTCTATTACCAGATGGTCGGGCGCGGCTTCCGGCTCCATCCGGACAAGCCGGACTGCCTGGTTCTCGACTTCGGCGGCAACATCGTCCGTCACGGGCCGGTGGACTGCATCCGGGCGGAGAACCGGGACAACAGCCGCAAGAAGGGCGAGGCGCTGGGCAAGACCTGTCCGCGCTGTCAGGAGACCATCGCCATAAACGCCGGGATATGCCCCTGTTGCGGCCATGTGTTCTCTCCGACGAAAAAGAAGGCGGCGCACGATCAGGAGCCGTCGAACGCGCCGGTCATATCCGGCGAAGTCACCGAAGAGGAATACGAAGTGCAAAGCGTGCGTTTCTCGGTTCATGAGAAACGCGACGCGCCGCCGAACGCGCCGAAGACGGTGCGGATCGACTACCGGATCAACATGGTGCAAAGCTTTTCCGAATGGATCTGCCCGGAGCATTCCGGCTACGTCCGCCGGAAATTCGTCGAATGGTGGCGCGAACACGCCTCCGGCGGCGTTCCGCCGGGCACTGCGGCGGAAGCGGTGTGGCTGGCCAACGAAGGCGCGGTGAAGCTGCCGACGCATATCACCGTCCGCAGCGTCGCCGGAGAGAAGTTCCCCAGGATATCCGGACGCAGATACGCGCCGGAAGCACAGCATCCGGAAACCGAGACCGATGAAATTCCATTCTAATTGATAAAGGAACAAAGAAATGAGCAACAATATCCATTGGGCAATCTCCGCGCAGAATCTCCGGCAGGAACTCGTCTCCGCCGACCGCCGCTGGCACATCGCAAAAACGCAGAACGGCAACGAAGAGCCGAAGTTCTTCCTTTCGAACTATGATCTGCTGCTGACGCCGCACGGAACGGGAAGCGACTACAAGGAATGCTTCGACTCGTTTATCGCCGACTGCGACAAGTTCGCCGATCTGATCGGCAGGATCAAGGCCGAAGCGAGGGAACATCTTGATGCGCTGCTCAAGGCGGGAAGCGAGGCCGGAAATGAAGCTTGAAACCGCGCTGGCGATGGTGATGGCCGAATGCGTCCGCGCCGAAGCTCTTTACCCGGTCTGGCCGAAAGACCCGGTGCATCAGATGGCGATCCTCTGCGAGGAGTCCGGCGAGGCGTTGCAGGCTGCTTTGAATTTCAAAGAGCGCAAGGGCTCGAAA